CAGGATCGTGTCCTGCCTCGGGCACCAAGTTGGACGCAGGGTAGCCAAGTGGTAAGGCCGCCGGCTCATAACCGGCTGATGCGTCGGTTCGATCCCGACCCCTGCAACCAGTTTCGCGCTACGGCGCGTCCGGTGAGCAGTTTGTACGATGCCTTCTGCTGTGGCCCTTCGGGGGACCAAAAAGGGCGCGTGACAGGTGGGGAGAGACCCGCACATATTTCGCGCTACGGCGCACACGAGTTCGACGCGGCGGAAATCCGAGCGATGGAGCCCGCAAGGGACGCCGCCATGTAAGCCGGGAGTTGCGACCCGGCCCGCGTCGAAACCCAACATGGCCCCGGCCTCTGCCTCGGTACGCCGGAGGTCTTCTCTGAGGTTGAGCGGTGATCGGCGGCAAGAGAGCGCGTCGTCGTGGCGACCTTGACCGCATGAAGCGTCGAGTGCGCCGGCTGCGCCATTGGGACCAAAGGGCAAGAGACGCTAACCATATCCAGTGCTGCTCGTGTGAGGGTTGCGGAAACCCGCGCCGTTGGTTTGGGGAGCAGACAATGGCCGAGCGCAGGTTCGCCGCCGAGCCAACAGATTGATTTTCCATGCCTCTAGGGATTGAGCGTCAGCTAGCGGGGATTGGCGGCAGCCCATAAAACAGGGCCGCCAGTGCCAAGCGGATGGCCTTGCTCTCGCCCTCTGGCACCCCGTCGCGGCGATACCGGACGATGGTGTTGGGGCTTTTCCCAAGAGCCTCCCCGATGTCCTTGCCGGAGAAATTGAGCCGTTCCTGCGCGGCGCGGAATGCTTCGGGGGTCACTTCTGTGCCCCTTTGGCCCGAAGTTCATCGTACAGGTCGGAAACGAGCTTGTCGTAAGTGCCCGCGCCGAGCACGTGATCAATAGCGCCGCGGACGGCGAGCTTGCTGTTGGTGGGAATGTTGTGAAATTCCGCGATGCGACTGGCTTGGTCGAGGATCATTTGGCTGATGGCTTGAGCCTTGGTCATCTCGGTCTCCTGCGTTGCGCCTCAGCGCGTCGTCCATGGATGGATATAACCATAATGGTGATTGTCTGTCTAGCGGGTTATCGCACTTATGGTGATTTTTCCGAGGTCACATGCTGACCCTCGTCCTCTACGTCTGCCTAGCATCCAACCCCACCCAATGCCGTGAAGAGCGCACCCCGACAGAGGCTGCGCTTCCGATGCAATGCATGTGGGCGAAGGAAGAATGGGCGCACGCGCACCCCAAATGGACGGTACAGCGCTTTGCGTGCCGGCGAGTGGACAGGCAAGCATGAGCCCGACCCGTTCTGTCCTGCTGGCGAGCATGGCGCGATATCAGGCCCGAAAATGCCGGAAGGCGGCGCGGTGCGTATCGGCGGCCGACCCTTCGTTCGCGCTCGGTGGGTACCCTGTCGTTTCCTCGCTGAGGTCCATCGCCCGGCGCCTCGACCGGCGTCGTCGCCGGATGTGGTCGTGCCGGCGTGTCGATCGGGAAGCCTGACATCACCCGGCTGGATTGCTCCGCCGGAATAGCCCGCTGGCTCCTGAGCAACCCCATATGCCAGCCATGGGGCCATCGTCACGCAATCCTCGTGGTGGCGACCGAGATCAACGCCTTCGCCGCATGGTGGCCAAGGGTCTACGAGAACGACCCGACGCCGGAGATACCGGGGTTTATGGGGCGGAAGCCCAGATGACAGAGGAACGAGACAATGGCTCGCCATAAGCCCTCACCCGATGAGGTGAAGGCAGCGGCTGATCGCGCAGAAGGCAAGCGCCCCGAGGGCAAGGAAAAGCCAGGGCGGCCTACTGCCTACCGTGCTGAGTACGCCACTCAAGCCGGGAAGCTCTGCAAGCTCGGCGCGACGGATGCTGATCTGGCGGCGTTCTTCGAAGTCAGCCTTCGCACCATCGCGAATTGGAAGTCGCAGCACGAAGAGTTTCTGCATGCCCTAAAGCTGGGAAAGGAGGAGGCCGACGCCCGCGTTGAGCGTAGCCTGTTCCACAAGGCCGTAGGGTACGAGCAGGAAGCCGTGAAGATATTCATGCCGGCCGGAGCTGCGGAGCCTGTGTATGCGCCCTATACGGAGCGCGTAGCCCCAGACACCACGGCGGCGATCTTCTGGCTGAAGAACCGCAGGCCTGACCTGTGGCGGGATAGGTCGCAGATCGAGCACACCGGCAAGGACGGCGGCCCCATCGAGACGGTGGAGTTGACGGAGGCCGAGTTGCGGGAGCGCTTGAAGGAACGTGGCCTCCCTACCCGTATATTCGACCAGTGACCTAGCTCTTCTGGAGCAGCTTGCCACGCTTGAGGCGCGCGAGCGGTTCTGGGCATATCGTCAGTTCCTGACGCCTTCGATCAAGATCGGGTGGTGGCAGCGCGAGGTTGCTGGCCACCTGCAGCAGTTCAAAGACGATTTGCTGGCTGGCCTGTCCCCCATGCTGGTCATCCAGGCGCCACCGCAGCACGGCAAGAGCTTTCAGGTTATCGAGTTCCTCTCGTGGCTGGTCGGGCACGACCCCGACCTGCGGTGCATTTACGCAAGCTTTTCGGAGCGCCTTGGGGTTCGGGCGAACCTCCGGCTGCAACGGATCTTCGACGGCGACAAGTACCGCCGGCTTTTCCCCGGCACCCGGATTAATTCGTCCAATGTGGTCACGATCAGTGGCCAACACCTGAGGAACCGGGAGATCCTGGAGTTCGTGGACCGGGAAGGGTACTTCCGGAACACCACCGTGCGGGGTGCGATCACCGGTGAAGGCTTGGACCTCGGCGTGATCGACGACCCCATCAAGGGGCGAGAGGAAGCAAATAGCCAGACGATCCGGGATAAAACCTGGGACTGGCTGATGGACGACTTCTTTACCCGGTTCTCGGAAAAGGCGGGGCTGCTTGTCATCCTGACCCGCTGGCACACCGACGATCCGATTGGACGGTTGATCGAGCGAGAGCCGCGCCTGAAGGTGCTGCGGTATCCGGCATTGGCGGAGGTTGACGAGCCGCACCGGAAGGCGGGAGAGCCGCTATTTCCAGAGCATAAGAGCCTTCAGTTTCTTCACCAGCGGCGCGCCTTGATGAGCCCTGGCAACTGGGAGGCGCTTTACCAGCAGAACCCTGTTGTCGAAGGCGGCAACATGTTCAAGCTGGAATGGTTTGGCGAACATGACGAACCCCCGCGACTTCAGTGGCGCGGCGTCTATGTTGACACTGCCCAGAAGACGAAGGAGCGAAACGACTACTCAGTCTTCGAGCACTGGGGGCTCGGCGTTGATGGCAAGGCATACTTGCTGGATGTGACGCGAGGCCGCTTTGAGGCCCCTGAACTGGAGGCGACAGCGCTGGCGCTGTGGTCGAAGTGGGCGGGGCTGGACCGCGACCGGTGGGGCGTCCTCCGCAAGATGGCGGTAGAAGACAAGGTGTCCGGCACTGGACTTATCCAAGGATTGAGCCGAAAGGCCATCCCGGTTACGGATATCCAGCGAGAAAAAGACAAGATTATGCGCGGCCATGACATCCTGCCAAGCGTGGCGGCTGGGCTGGTTAGCCTTCCCAAGGATGCCCCGTGGCGTCGCGATTTCGTAAGCGAGGTGCTCGCGTTCCCGGATGGCGCCCACGACGACCAGGTGGACCCGATGATGGATGCGGTGCTCGATATGGTCGGCGGCGCATCTAACCTCGAAATATGGAAAAAAGCCTTCCAATGAAACGAGCCGCGCGCAAGTCTCAGGTTCGGGGCGACCAGAAGGCCCATGTTGGATCCGCCGCCCCCAACGCGCCTAAGCTCGATAGCTATCAGAATGTAGAGGCCCGCCTCGGGATCGGCACAGACAACCAGTCGTCTTCCGCGACTTATGGGTTTAACCCGGTCACTCGCTCGCGCCAGCAGCTGGATTACATGTACCGTGGCTCGTGGATCGTCGGGCAGGCGGTTGATTGCGTCGCCGAGGACATGACGCGGGAAGGCATCGACATCACGTCCGATGTTTCCCCGGACGATATCGACACGGTGCAGGCGGGATTTGAGCGCGCTCAGGTCTGGCAGGCCCTGAACGACACCATCAAATGGTCGCGGCTCTACGGTGGCGCCCTCGCGGTCATCCTGATCGAAGGGCAAAAGCTCAACACCCCGCTGCGCCCTGAGACCATCGGGCGGGGGCAATTCAAGGGGCTTTACCCTCTCGACCGCTGGTGCGTCATGCCGGACTACGGCCGGCCGGTTTCTGAGCTTGGCCCCGAGCTTGGGCAGCCCAGTCAGTACACGATCACTGTTGACGCGCCCATCCTTGGCGGGCAGGTGGTGCACCATAGCCGCGTCATCCGGGCGGACGGCATCGCGCTCCCGTATTGGCAGCGCCTGTCCGAACAGGGCTGGGGCATGTCGGTTGTTGAGCGGCTGTATGACCGGCTGCTTGCATTCGACAGCACGACGCAGGGCGCGGCGCAGCTGGTGTTCAAGGCGCACCTCCGTACCATGAAGGTGAAGGATCTGCGCAAGATCCTCGCCGCAGGCGGGGCGGTTGAAGAGTCCCTCATCAAGCAGATGGAGATGATCCGTCGCTTCCAGTCCAGTGAGGGGCTCACCCTCATTGACGGGGATGACGACTTCAACACGCACACCTACACATTTGCCGGCTTGGATGCGGTTCTTCTTCAGTTTGCGCAGCAGCTTTCCGGGGCACTTCAGATCCCGCTTGTCCGACTGTTCGGGCAATCCCCCGCCGGTCTCAACTCGACTGGCGAAAGCGACGTTCGCACCTATTACGACCTGATTGCCCAGCAGCAAGAGTCCAAGCTCAGGGCCGGCGTGGAGCGGCTGGTGCAGATTATCTATCGCTCGGATGTGGGTGGCGAGCCTCCGGACAATCTATCGTTCACGTTCAACCCGCTCTGGCGCATGTCTGATCTGGACAAGGCGGCCATCGCAGCGAACATCACGAACGCGGTTGTGGCGGCTGAAGGCAACGGCTTGGTGAGCCGCCCCGCCGCCCTGAAGGAGCTTCGCCAGTCCTCGGACGTGACCGGCGTGTGGTCCAACGTGACGGACGAAGAGATCGACGCTGCGGTAAACGAGCCGCCCCCGATGCCTGAGACCGATCCGCAGGGTGAAGCATACGCGGCACCCGAAGACGGCGCCTCCGACGAGATGAAGGATGTGAGCCTTAACGGTGCTCAGGTCGCGAGCATGGTGACGCTTGTGAATGAGGTTGCGGCTGGAGCGATCCCGCGTGAAAGCGCCATCACCATTCTGACCACAGCG